TTGACTGGCAGACTGTTCAGTGCTGTTTGTAACCTCAACTTTTGGAGGTGCAATGATTGGTGGGGGTGGTGGTGATGGTAATTTAGATGCTGATCCAAGAGTTGCCGTGGATCTACCAGACATCATTTTATTTTGTGCTTTCATGATTTTAGCAAGGAAACCTAATCCAGTAGGATCAGATCCACCACTCTTACTTACAGATGATCCACTACTACCTGAACTTGAACTAGCAGTATAAGAACCACCCCCAAATGAGGTAACAGCTCCTCCACCAGATTTTTTATTATATGCAATCGGAATACTTCTAGCCTGCTCAACTATTGCTCTCTCCGCTGCAGTTGCTTTGTCACTTGGACCCACCCACGGAGAAATTCCTCTTTCCTTTATTAATTGAAGTGCCATCAAATCTTGCACAGCAGGAGAAAACTTAGCACTATCAGGAATACCAGCTCTTTGTGCAACTCCAGGAAGAGTATTACCAACAAACTGATATGCACCAACGGCATGAAGTTTTCCTGCATCAATCCACTGCTGATTAGACATTTTCCCGTCATCATATTGCAGTGCTTTGATTTCAGCGATAGTAAAATCTGTTAAGGATCTACCTTTATACTGAGGCATTTGCTTGATATCTCCAGAGAACCCCATAACACCTCTACCACCTTTTGTTCCAATCTGATTAACAGCATCATACCCTGCTGCTCCAGATTCATACTTAGCAAGAACTTGAAGTGCCTTTTTTTGAACATCGGTCAAATCGCTATTATTATTTTTAACATTTCTTGAAGTGTTTTTGTCATTTAATAAATTCTTCATACTATTCATTAACCCACCAAAAAATCCACCATCTTCATTAGACATTGTTTTATTTCTTCCACCAGGTTCTTTGTTTGCAGGCACATCGCCACCAGATGACGCATACATTATTCCATTAGAAAATGAAGGTCTTCCTGAACCACCACCCATAAAATTCATTGCGTTCAAAGTTTCGCTGCCGTATTGCTGAACTGCACTCTTACTCATAACAAATTCACCAGGTGTTAACATCGCAGGGATAGTATCTTTATTTCCATATCCTGGGACTTGACCCCCACCTTCAAATCCCAACATATCAGAGGAAATTGGTGCGCCTGTTGTTCCGCCAAAACTCATTGTGTCATCTAGTTGAGTTCTTCCCTGCTCTGCTTCTGGGTCATTAGATTGAGTTGTTGCTTGATTTATCAGTCCTGCAGCAGCGGCACCTACCACAAGAGCACCACCAGTTGCTAATGGATTTGCTAATGCGGCTTTACCTAATGATTTTAAAGCCTTTAAAAGTTGGGGTATAACTTTTGCAACTAATTTTGCACTAAATTTAACCACGGTCGCAATCAATCCTGTGGCAAACTTTCCAAGACTAGTTCCAAATATAATATATGCCGCAAGTAATGCAGGCCATGTATTTTTTAAGAAGTTTCCTATTGCCTCTAATTTTCCTTTGTTATCATCATCACTCATCCAATCAACAATCTTCATTAGAACTTTTCCTATTAGGATTGTTCCTATAAATTTAAGTATTCGACTTAGTAATCCCTCAACGGGTTTCAATATCTTCTTTGTTTGATTTGCTATTCCCTTAAATATACCACTCTCAAGTTTATCTTCCCCTGCCCTTCTACTTTTTCTCTCTTGAAGTTTTCTCTGTTTATCAGCAAGATCTTTATTTAACTTTCTTTGCTCATCTAAAGTTTCAAGTATAGAAGTGACACCTGCTAGAATTTTCTCTAAAATATTTGGTTGTTTATCCTCCTTTCCTGGTTTTTTGACTAGTGCTCCTCCCCTTGAAGATATTGTAGCAAGTGAACCACCTCTAGTAGTTCCTGGAAGTGCCTTTTGCCCAACTCTAGCAAATGAAGATTGTCTTTTAAAAGACTCTGCTGATATTTTAGTCTTCTTTGCCTGTGGTCTTTTCCTTTCTTTTCTAATCTTTATGACTTCTTCTCTAAGGGCAGCACTTCTCTCATCACCCTTTCCTTTTGTTTGAAATTCTATGGTGGCAATCGCCTCCATTAAGGCACTGAGATAATCCTCTTCCTCAGAGAGATTATCTAGGTCTACACCCATCTCTAAGAGTATTTCTATTGGATCGGTAGTCGCCCTAGATGCCATTCGCGTGTTGATGCTTTAGTTTTTCTTCTTCAAGATGTTGTTCTAATAATGCTACATAGATGTCTCTTTCCCAAGGCATCATGTTTTCAATCTCAGTTAATGAATATTTATGGTACTGCATCAACGCAAAGTTAAGCTTATAATAACTAAGCGTGCTCATGTGTACCAGGGCTATGCGAAAAAACTTGCCAAACCCTCAAGAACAACTTCACTTTCAACCTTTGTATTTGGATTTGTTACTTTAATTTTATGAGATAATTTAGGCATGGTCTCAAAGAACTTCTCAATTTCTTTGAATTGAGAGGAATTCATTTGTTCTAAAAAGTCTTTGATCTCTTTCTTTGTGCAGTCATTAGCAGCCCATACTTCTTCTTCAGAATAAATTTTATCAACACAAGATGCGATCAAATCAAACGATTGATCCATCACACTTTTATCTTCAAAATCAAAATTGTTTTTAATAAACTGATCAAGTGATGGATATTTCATCTCCATCATAAGGTTATCATTTATTTTTATCTGTTTGGTATGATCATCATTTGTCTGAACACGAATCTCATCTAAATCAATTGTGACAGGTACTTCTGTAGTCTCATCATCTGGACAAATAATATTTAATTCAATATTTTCCCCAACAGATTTACCTCTAATATTAAGAAATAAAAATTCTATATCAAATGTAGGAAGAGTCTCTACTTTAATTCCTTTAGTTTGAATACAACCTTTGATGACTGCTTTGATCGCATTAGTGATTTGCTTTGTGTCTTCACTCTCCAATGCAAGTACAAGAACTTTTTCTTCTTTTACTAAGAAAGGTCTAAACCTAACAGTCTGTCCACTAGAAGGTAGTTCCAACTCATATGTTGGAGTTGCAATCTTTGGTAAAGGCATAATGTCCTATAGATATATTTCAGTGTGAGTATTTATGAGAGAAAAGAGGATAAGAAAGATAATCCTCCACGAGGATTTATGAAGTTCTGAGAAAGTGATTTGTTTCCAGTATCAAAACCACTTCTAAGCTGATCATCAAATGGAATTCTTCCGATTCTATTGTTTATAGGTCCACTTTGAATGTACCTAATATATGACATTGAAACAGTACACTTCAACAAATCATTACCACTATATGATACTGGCATTGATGAAATACTTAAAGGGAAAGACCTAAAAAATTCATAAGTCAAAACTTGTTTGTAATCTCTTTCAAATTTTAAGATCTTTAATCCTTGATCAGCAGTATACTCGTCTGGATATGTTGGTTTATAATGATAACTTTTTGATGTAGCTTCACTACTCTCATTCATGATTCCCTTTATCCAGGTTTCAAAAAATCTAATAGGAAGATAATCATCTGCATCAACATAAAAAGTAAAATCTACCCTGTCATCAAACATTCTACGATAAGCGTGTTTCTCTGTCACTCCGGTGCGATCATTCGTGATCTCCATGGTAGTTAACTGAGATCCAGGTAATGATGCATCAGTGCAAAGTAAATTTAATTTATCCTGTTTTGCAGTATCAAGAACATCACTTAAAGCGTCACTAACCTTTCCATTCGGAAATGGAATTTGGACAGCGAAGTAAGCAGTCAACGATGGACGCATTAAGTTAGCTCTAACCGTGTCAACGTTCTTTCTTTTTACTTCTTGTTCTCTGACAGTTCTTGCCATCTATAAATAATTTTTGACCTTATATATTATGTATGGCAGAAAGTATCAAGAGTAAATACAAACCATCATTTCCTAAAAAATATAAGGGTAATCCTAACAATATTATATGTAGAAGTAGTTGGGAACGCAAGTTTTGTCGTTACTGTGATCTTAACGAGAACATTCTTCAGTGGGGCAGCGAAGAATTTTTTATACCGTATGTCTCACCTGTTGATAGAAAAGTTCACAAATATTTCCCTGACTTCATTATCAAGGTCAAAGAAAACACAGGTCATATCAAAACTTACGTTGTTGAGGTAAAACCAAAGAGACAAACTCAACCACCAAAGCAGAGAAAGAGAGTGACTAAATCCTATCTGTATGAGTGTAAGACCTGGGAAGTCAATAAAGCAAAGTGGAAAGCTGCAGTTGAGTTCTGTGCAGACAGACGAATTGAGTTCAAAGTAATTACAGAAGACGAACTCGGAATCAAATGAACCGCATCGAACCAGTAAGACAAGTCATTCAATCCGAGTCTAATGTTGATGACAGAATGGAATTGATCATGTATGCACTGAATGATACTGTAGCACCAATACCTGAAGAAGGAAACATCTGCACCTTCAAATACTTCGCAAAGACACCCAATATCGAATACGATCAACACCCACTAGTTGCGGTGACAGAATTATTTCAGTGGGGATTTCGTGGAATCAACTTTCATCACCAAGATTATCGACAGTATACCTGGGAAGAGTTAGGAACTCAAGTATACATCGTGAATAGAACTGAACTTGATGATTTACTATCACTGCAATATGGAAAACTAGTGCTAAATAAATAAAAAACATCGCGTAATGGCATCAGCAACTAGCGAAAAAAGTGTAGTAACAAGAGGAACAAGTGTCCGTAATAGAAAGAAAAGTTATTATGTGACTGATGTCACTAAACTTGCTGATGGATCATTGAAGCGTGAAACATATAGAACTGATGATAAAGGAAATAATAGAGTAAAAGTTCAAGAAGCAAATACAGACAAAGACGGTAAACTAATAAGCAACGAAATTTCATCTACAGCAACTGCTGCTGAGAGAAAAGACTTGAAGAATCCAAATTCTCAAATGAGAAAAGCTATATCACAGCAAACTAAAAATGCTGGAGATAAAGTTCAGCAAAATGAAACAGAAGCAGCTGCGGGTGGACTAACATCTATTGGAAAGAAAAATCAAGAAGTAGTAGCAGGTGGTTCTGGTAATACTGCTCTGAATGAAGTTCAAACTGGAGATAATTCTAGACCATCCGGTCAAATTACAACAGACGCAAAAACAAGAGATTCTTTTCCACAAGGTCTTAGGTATCCAGTGGATATGGCTTCGGCACAAGATGTCATCAAATTTGATATGTTAAAGTATGAACCCAAAAAAGTAAGTGGATTTGGATTCTCGGAAAGGAATAAAGACAGGGCGTCTATTGGTTCAGTTACCTTACCAATTCCAGGTGGAATTTCTGATTCTAATGCATGTAACTGGGGGGATGATACAATGAATCCACTACAGATTGCAGGTGCTGCGCTTGCCTTAGGAGCACTTGGATCTGATTCTGTTACTGGTGGACTTGGTGGTGCTCTAGGTGATTTAAAAAACCAGGTTGTTGAAAATAATCAGACAGTTAAAAGTGCAATTGCTGGTGCCACAGCATCAGCCGCAATAGGATCTGATATTAACTCCCTACTTGGTAGAACTCAGGGTGTTATAATTAATCCAAATCTTGAGTTATTATTTCAATCTCCGACATTAAGACCATTTACTTTTGAATTTAAAATGTCTCCCAGGAGTTCGGATGAAGCAGCAAGGATTGTAGAGATAATTAGATTTTTTAAACAAGGAATGGCACCGATCAGAGATGAGTCAAGATTGTTTTTAAAAACTCCACATACATTTAAAATTAAATACATACAAAATGGTGAGGATAGCAAATTTCTAAACAAATTTAAGGAGTGTGCCTTACTATCTTGCAATATTCAATATACCCCTGAAGGGAATTATGCACCATATGAAGATGGTGCTATGTCATCATATAGAATGTCTCTTCAGTTCAAAGAACTTGAACCAGTATACAATGACGAATATAGTGATTTTGATGATACTAATATAGGTTTCTAAAATGTCAAATTACTTCAGTAAAGTTCCAGATTTTGAATATGTAAGCAGACTACCCGATGCTAATATATCAGATTATATTAATGTCAAAAATTTATTTAAGCGAGTAAATCTAAGACAAGATATCTACCAAGACTTATCATTTTTTACTAAGTATGAAATTAAGGGAGATGATAGACCAGACAATGTTGCGTTCAAAGAATATGGTAGATCAGATTTAGATTGGGTTGTGTTAACTAGCAATAATATTTTAAATATTCAGAGTGAATGGCCCATGCCTCAGTTTGAATTTGATAATTATCTAATTGAAAAATATGAAACATATGAAAATTTAAATTCAATTCATCATTATGAAACAGTAGAACTTAAAAATGATAATGATGTCATCATAGTTCAAAAAGGATTAAAAGTACCATCAGATTATTCAATTACATACTTTGAAAATTCTGATATTGAAATTGGAATGGTTACTAAAAATCCAGTTGTAGCAGTTACAAACTATGAGTATGAAGAAAAATTAAATGAAAATAAAAGAAATATATATCTTCTGAAAAAAAGATATCTAAATCTTATCATTGATGATCTTGAAAATATTATGAGATACAGAAAAGGTTCCAGTCAATATAAGACTGAAACCTTAAAAACTGCTGATAATATTAGATTATTTTAATATCACTCTTCAGCAAGTTTCTGGAAGTAAGAAAGAGCATCATCCTCATCTGAGTCAGCAGATTTAGTGGGAGTGATGTCTGGTGCATTAAAGTCCGTAGTGGGCTCAGGACGACGTGCTTGGAAGTCAGGAGTATAAGAACCACGATCATTGTCCTCATTAGAGGTCTCTTCGTCATAACGACGAGTAGGTGTTTTGCTACCAAGAACCATCTTCAGACGCTTGTCTAAATCCTCATAAGATTTAAACTGATCAGCAGCAGTCAATGCGGTCAAAGAATACTGCTTCTGCCACACTGCTTCCAGTGCATCGTCATCATCCAGGAGAGGAGCAGATGCAGCAAACTCAGAAGAGTCGTAGTTCCAGTAACCTGCGACCTTCTTCAGTTTCAGTTTGAAGTTAGCACCTTGCCAGAAGTCAAAAGGATTGATGGCAGTCTCATCCTCATACTCAGGTTGCATTGCTTCCATGATCTTGTCAAAGATCTTCTTACCAAACTTGTACAGGAAGACTTTGCCTTCGTTATCAGGATTGGCTTTATCCTGCACAACATAGATGTTGGCATAGTAGGACAGTTTGCGCTTCTGCTTACGAACAGTGTCCTTATCAGAATCAAGACCACTGTTCCACAGCTCACGATTGTGCTCAGACACAGGGTCTTTCTGACCAAGAGTAGTCAGAGAGTTTTCAATGTACCAACCACCAGGACCCTGGAAGGCATGGGAGTACATCTTTGCCCAAGGAAGTTCTTCTCCATTAGGTGCAGGTAGGAAACGAATTACGGCATAACCATTACCGGTCTTATCCATTTCGGGTTTCCAGAGACGATCATCTCCACCGCCACCGGTATTATTCATTTTTTCTACTTCTTTTACCAGTTTTGAGGTAAGAGAACCAAGAGAAGATTGTTTTTTAAGATCGGAAAATGACATTTTGATTACCTTAGATTAGTTGGATTTGGCTTGTGTGTACTCTATTATTCTACTAGTCTATACTATTGTTGTCAATCTGTTGTTTCATTACTTCAAGCATTTTGGACATATTATTAAAGACAGTAGACATATCACTCCCAGGGGGGAGTCCCATCATAGTAGCAGATTCCATGATTTTTTCTTTCATCTCTATTGCTTCAAGATCATCAGATAAACTCAAACGTGTATAAAGAATTTTTTGTTTTTCAATGAGTCTTTCTAACATTGAGACATGAAAGAGTTTCTCTTCATTATTCATAGTGGGGAATTTGAAGACATTGCGATAAACATCTTCTTGTAACTCACTAATTTCTGTCATCTCAGCACGGACTACTTCCGAATCAAAGAAACTCATTCTTCTTCGGACTCCTCTTCGGATTCAGATAAATTTGATTCTTCAATTTGAGATAATGCATCAATCGCTCCAATAATTTTGAAGTAAGTGGTGCGAAGAGTTTCAAATTGCTGTTCGATTTCAACTTTTTGCTTCTGCAGATTTTCTAATACTGTTGCATTGTCAAGTGCCATGAATCATCTCCTTGAGAATTTTTTTGTAATGGAATACATCGATATTTAGGAATGGAGAATACTTTCGCATTCTCATGCTGACGGTTTCCCACACTGGGTCTAATAGTTTATTATCCCAGTTCTTTCTGAATCCAAGTATCCTATCGAGAATGACCAGAGTTTCAATTGATATGTCATCTCTAAGATATGATTTCAGAATATCTGGATGGCGAGATCCATCCATGGAAAACATAGCATCAAAATTATTATTTGAAAACACTTTTTCTGTCTCTTCTTTAAAAAGATATGAAAGTGACTGAGTTCTCTTCTTCCATGAAGTGTATCTACCTTCACCTTCTCTTATCATTTCTCCTATCCAAAGCTTACTTGGATCAGTGCAGGTGATAAAGTTAGATACGAAGAACTCAACTACTTCTTTGTCGTCTTTACCTCTAGCGAGTTTTTCAAACCAGAAACGATCTTTTCTTTTATAAAAAGATTGAACTGTGGCGCGACTTTTACCACAATACTTATGGTAATCATATTTCTCTTTCGTGAAGTGATTCTTCAATGAAAGATATTGTTTATAAGCATCAAAAGGCATCATGAAAAAAGTAATAGGGTCATTTTTTGGCCGGATTTTTTTTCGACCAAAAATGTATTAAAGGGGCAATTTTGCTCTGGAACTTCTCTTCAAAAAATTAAGTTCCATAGCTTCATACTTTAATTTTTCCTTAAGTGGTTTGGATATAAGTTTAGGAACGGATTCCACATCAATACTATTATTATCACAGAAGTGAACAACAGCATCAATATAACTCATTCCATCACCTGTATGCACAAGAGATTCGATTTCTTGTGCGAAACGGGACGGGCAGAAGAATTTATTTTCTAGTGCTTTTTCTAGTTCATTCTCCATTCTCTGACCTAAGATTGTGAGATACAAATTCCTTAATATAGCGAACCAATAATTTAATATAATCCCCTTTGTTTCTTTTGTCAAATACTTTGACCTCACCACCAGGTGTGACCATAATGGTGATAAGTTTTTTGACGGGGATACCAGTCAACTCATAATACGCAGCGGCGTAAAAAGTCTCCTGAACGAAGTAATTTTCTAACCACTCTTCTGGTTTAATCTTTTCGGATGTTTTAAAATCGATAACTGCGAGTTCGCCTTCGTACTCTCCGATGCAGTCAACGCGACCAGCTAATCCAAGATACTCGGAGTAGAGGGTCCTTTCTATAGCGTGTATATTATTTATCTTGTCCAGATATGGTAGTGCATGATGAAACATAAACCGTGTAAGTGGTTTGAAATCATCCCAATTGATTTCTTTATTCCTCATGTAAACTTCAACTGCTTCATGGAAGTCTGTTCCGCGAGCAGTTGCTTTCTTTGTGATTCGGTTTGCTTCCTCAACACCAACTCGTTTACGCCACTTGGCAAAGATTTGTCGGTTGTAGAAAGAAGTTACAGATGTAATAGAAGGCACCCAGTCTCCACTTGGAAGATTGTAGAGACGGATGCCATTTGTTTCTTTCTTCGTTAGTTCAAGGTCACCGAGATAATTACAATGCTCAAAAATCATAAATTCAAATCCATTTTTGCAATTAGATATTCTTTACAAAGACCAGATCTAACGATATCCTCAACACCAAATTCAATAATATCAATTGATGGCATGAGTCTAAGAACTTTCATGAAATCAGCAATGCCAGTTTTTTCAGATGCTTTAACCAAATCAGATTGTGTTGCATCACCACAGAACATAATTTTAGAATCTTGTCCGATCCTTGTAATTATACTATCAAGTTCATGGAAGTTCAAGTTTTGAAATTCATCTACAATAATAATACAATTATCAAGTGTCGTACCACGAATAAATGATGTAGACCAAAAAGAAATAGTTCCTTGGTTTTTAAGATTGCCATACAGCATTTCAAAGTCTGTATCTGTAGGCATTTCAAACATATACTTCACCATATTCTTATAAGGAATTTGGTAAAGTGAAGATTTATCTTCATGATCTCCTGGAAGGAAACCAATCTCTCTAGTCGCTACAAGAGACCTGACGATATAGATCTTTTCATATGGAGTCTTTGGGTCAAGAACATCTCTAAGAGCGTTGTAGAGAGTGACAAAGGTCTTTCCTGTTCCCGCACACCCATAAGCAACAATGTTTTGATCATTTTCATAACAGCGGAAAAGTTCTTGTTGATTCTCTGTCAGAGGCTCGATGCGTTTCATCAAGTCTACATTGATTGGTTTCTTTCTTTTCATGTGCTTATTAGACATCCCAAATGGGACAACGGGTGATTGAGACTTTCTTTTTGCTGGCATAAGCTGTTTTAGATTAGAAGGAGTAGTCGCGGTGTTTCTGAACGTTTGCACCCGGTTGTTTGGATGCTCGGTCCAGAACTTCATTCCAACCACTTGACTTTGCTTCTCCTGTCCACTTAAACTCTGTAGATTGTCCAGCACATCCTTGCGACCAATCTTTATCCCATCCTGGATTTTCTTCTCTCCATTCAGCATACTGCTTCATGGTCATATTAAGGGTCTTTTTTTCTTTTGTCTCTAAATTAATAACTGGGTACGTTGGCATAAACGTTCAATCCTTTTCTAGTATTTATTAAATCCATTCCATTGCTTCCGCAACGGCAGGAAACTGTTCGATAAAGATCTCTTTCGCACTCAGAGCAAGATCCATATGCTCTTTCTGTGTTCCGTTTGCAGATCTCAGATCAATATAATGAATCCATGAGCGAACTGATCCCGTCATGTAAATTTTTGTGGGCACGGCCAAAGGAAGAACAAAACGAGCACACTCCTTTGCCACACCACGTCCCAGCATCTGCTGATAGAGTGCCATGGAAGAATCGAAAAGAGTTTGCATCTGGAGTTCCAGAGTCTGAACTTCAAATGGATCTAAATCATCAATCGAGTTCTGACGATTCTTCTCATCTTGACGACGTAGTTCCGGTAAGGGAATCTTCTCACCAAGTAAGGAACTATCAGCATACCGTTGTGAAAATTCTTGGTATGTGAAGCTACGGTGGCGCAGCACTTGAGCCGCTATGCCCCTGGTAGTAGTTAGTTCCAGAGTCATGTATGCCTGCTCAAAGATACTCCAGTGCTGATGCTTTACACAATACTTGAGAAGACCAGAGAACTTTTCATTTCCCTGATTAGCAGGGTTGCTCACACGGGCACAGTAGGCCATGTGCTTCTCTGCATCAGGAGTCACACTAATCAGTTTAGCAGTATTAATCATCATCGTCTTCAAATACCTCGTCGTAATCTACTATGTAATTAGGTGCGGGATCATCAAAGTTTTCTGCCTTGTATGCATCCACATTTGAGTATACCTCAGACTCTAGTGCATCGACAAGAGACTTTAAGTTCCTCACGATTAATTTGAGTTTTTCTCTGTCCATAAAAAGAATATACTTCCAATAATTATAGACAAAAAAAGAGGACCCGTCAAGGTCCTCATATCGTTGTTTTCCAGTTTTGTGAGCCTCTGGATTTAAGTAAAACCCATTTAGCATAATTTACACCACGATACGTCAAAAACGCGAATGTTCTATCTGGATCATGTTTATCTGGATCATATACTGGAAGATCATACTCAAGTCTGATCTTCAGCATTTTCCTCTCCTAACTTTTGTGTAAGAGGGTTAACTCACCGTAAAGAATAGAAAGTAATACTACACAACTTAAGGATACGATCCCGGTTAATTGTAGTGCTTCCATATCACTTTACGTATGTGCGACCACGATAGCAGAAGGTGCCGTGAGTTTCCTCAGGGGCTTCATGCACTTTGCAATCAACGCCACGATATTTGGTAACATTGATTTGAGCATCATGCAATGCTGCTGCTTTATCGATTTGCTTTTTGATGAGTGTTAAGGTGTTCATGGTAGTTACTCCTGAAATACTAGGGTGAAATTAAACCTTCTCTCGTTTCCGAGGATCCGTTTTTCCCGTTCCTTCAGTCGTTTGCGTCTCCGAAGAGATGAACGATCCGTTCCGCGACCTACTTGCGTCCCACGAGTGGGATGAACGACAGATCTATTATAGACCTTCATACCTTATTTAGTCAAGTGTTTTTGTAAAATGTGTTACAAAAACATTCCATTAAGATTCATATGATTAAGAGTTTCTTTAAGAGTTCCCCTGAACATACCAATAGAAATCATGGGGTACTCTCCCTCATCACCAAACTCATCTCTAAATTGTTTCTCAGTGAAATGTTCATCAAGTTCATATACAACAACTTCATCAAGATGCACTGATTTTAAAAGAGAAAATGCTCTCTCACATTCTTGATTTCCATTAGAATAAATTGATACTTGCATTAATCTTTACTTCTCCACTTGTCGATTTCTTCTTGAGTAGGGACAATAATTCGGAAGGCAAGGCCTTCTTCCTCAAACTCCTCGTTCATTTTTTCGTAAGTTTCAGGTGTAATCTCTTCAAACTTCATACTTTGTCCACAACTTACGAATGTTTTGTGTGATTGACATACCACCAATATAAGTTTCTAACAGTTCTCCATCCCCATCAGTTATTACAAGAACAGGAGTGGCGGTCACATTATATTTCTTAGCAAGTTCCAAGTTCTCCTCTGGAATTGGAACATTACTAAAATCATCAAGATAAATTTCCTCAATAACACTCTCTCGGGAATCATCGAGAGCAGTAATATACTTCTTGACAAGTCCACAAGGGCCGCAAGACTCTTTTGTGAACATTAAAAACTTAGTCACGTTGCCTCCTTTTCATTCCAGGATTAAATCCATCAGTCCCTCTGTCGCCAATCGTCGGGTTTATCTCTCTGAAACCAATCTACAATTTCGTCAGCACCCCCAAACCCCGTTCTATGATTGGATGGGTCGGGGTCTCCTAATCCCATCCTATTTAAAAAATCATCAGTGCTACCTTCTTCAATGCCTTTAGCCTGACGACGTGCTTTGTTTAACCAATCTCTGGCAAGAGTATGAGCTTTGGCAAGTTTTTCTGCCCAGATCATATCCTCTAGGGGAACCTCTTCTTTGTTCGCAATACATCTGCAAATGGACTCTAGTCTGAGTCTGTATTGGGTGGAGAGCATGTTAGTTCTTTCGGAGTTTAGATTCTAGTTCTGAAGTTTTGTTGAACTCAGCGTATGCTGCTTCAGATCGATCACCAAGAATACTCAGAATATCATCGCGAATTACGTCATTATCAACGTAGTCATCCAGGTATTTGTCAATGGCTTCCTTCAGGTATCTATACCTGTGCCACTCTGGTGAATATGGTTTATACATGATGATAATAATACATGCTAACGATCATAATGCTATTTAATCTGGTTGTCAACTCAATGGGTTACCATTCTTATCAAGCAGACCAAGTTTTTTAATTTGCGTAAGATTTGACCTATTGTTTTTCTTTAGTTTTTTATATTCTTTTATAATTTTATCAATCTCTTTCTGAGATATATTAACCTTTAGCTGATCCTGATCATCAGTCCCAACAAATCCAATTCCACTTTTTTTAAGTTCATCTTTTTCATCAACATAATCATTAATTACATCTTGTATTTCATCACGGATCAATGAATTTATCTGATCCCGCAGATCATTGTCTTTCATTTCTTTTTCTTTTCTTTTTTTGATTTGTTCCCCCAAAGTTTTGGATTCATTTGACCATATCCAAAATCAATTCTTTGCACAGCACCTTTACCATATCGGTCATAGTACATATCAAAAAGTTGAGATGTTTTCTTGCATCTCGTAAGGTCAACACACTCTACACCATCGACAATATACCAGATTAGTACAGCGTCGTTAGGTAATGATTTATCATTTGCTGCTTCAAGAGTGGTTTTTTCTTGAAGAATTTGGCAACCATATGACGAAGGATCTTCCGGGTTAAATGGAAGACTTCCCATCTCTTCCTCCTTAAATTCTACTGCTGCTGTCATGAGCGATCTCCCCAGTTGATATCAGGGTATGCCTCCTTAACAATATCTAAACTAATATTATATTTGTCAGTAAGACGTTTATCCTTTACAAGTATCAAAACCTCTGCTTCTTTAGGATGAAGTCCTCGAAGCATATTGATAAACATAGTTTCTCTACGAATAGCAGATAGACTATCATTACCACCTTTCACAAAATGATAAAGGTTTTGATATTCTCTACGAAGAGAAGTTTTACCTCTACCATCTAAATCTTGACCAGTGGCTGATTCACCGCCTTTTGCTTCCTTAGCAATATTTTCAGAAAGAGTCCCAGAGTAGATAGATTGATCGTCAGAGTCTCCATAAGGAACTTCCCCTTCAGGTAAAAGAGAGATTACACTTTGATCAAAATTCCAAATAAAAATAGACTTTAAAGAAATATGATCATAGGTCTGAAGAGTCTCAACCTTTTTTGCCTTTGCCCTTTGCTTACTTGCTAGTTCAAGAATTTCAAATACAAAAGGATTTTGTGGCAAAGTTTCTGGTTCTGCTTTGACGGTAAACTGCTTTTTAGTTGTTGTCCTAGGTTTCCTAGGTTTTTTAGTTGTTGTCATCTTCCTCGTCGAATTCGTCATAGCTATTTTCAAATCGTACTGCTAAAATTTCATCTGGTAATACATTTCCGTTTTCATCAAACATCTCTGGATGAGTATAAACGGGTTGGGTTTGGAATTGGTGCTCTTTTGCGAGCCATCCTACCACACCTCCAACAAAAAAGAACATAATGGAAACTAGTGTTCCAATAGTGAGAGTTACTGCTAACATTTTCTGTCCTCCAGAGATTATTTCTTTCTGATATCCAGATAAAAGTTCAGATGAAATACAATCTCTCGTCGGAAAAGAGAGACCATCTTGCCGAACTTTACCTGAAAAGTTTTGGGCGGTTCTGGTTTTCTCCTCCTGTTGCGTAACAGCAACTCTACCCCACGATTAATATGAGGATCTGATTTATTTAGATTGCTTTTTTCGTCTTCCTGGTTTTCGGTCATTACTATACCTCCACGCATCTTCTAAGATACTATACAAATAATTTTTTATTTTTCTTGCTTGAGGTTTAGGGATATGACCATAACCTTCTCGAAGTTGTTTATGTTCATTATCTTGACCACCTTTCAGATACTCTTCAAGTTCCAATGTTAAATCACTAAGTTCTGCTGCTGTGGTGCTTTCAATGAATGCATCGACCTCATACTTTTTAGTTTTTGTATCTTTTAGATAATCGTAAAATTTTAGATTCATTTGTCCCTCAAAGGCATTATCAATAGCATGTTCAATAAGATCATAGATGTCGATGAGGTTTTGTTCCATTAGACCAGTTTTTGTTCCCTTAGATACTTAACAGTTTCCATACAACCACCAATGAGTTCTTCATCTTTAACGACTCTTGGGAAGGTGGAACCTTTCCCAAATTTATCATAAAATTGCTCACGGGTATAGTCCCTATTAAGTTTATATATCACATACTTGACTTCTGCTAGTTCCAAAACTTGTTGAACCTTAGTGCAATAGGGACAACCGTCCTTAGAATATACTATAAATGTCATTGTTGATTTCTTCAAATAGTAAAGTTGAGGCCAAGTATCACGAATGATCTCAGCCACTTTATAGGGTGCATCGTCGTCAATCACTCTTTACCGAGGCCCAGTCTTGATCGAAAATCTCAAGACCTTTATCGGTAAGAATATGGTCATACATTTGGTCAAAAACTTTAGGTGGCATGGTGCAGATTTCAGCACCGTTATACCATGACCTCACAGCACGTTGCACACTACGAATTGATGCTGAAAGAACCTGTGTCCTAACTCCATGAATGCGATACAGTTCAGAGATACTTCTGACAACCTCCAGGCCTGCCACTGACTGGTCGTCTAAGCGTCCTACAAATGGTGAAACATATGTTGCCCCCGCCTTTGCCGCAAGAACTGCCTGTGCGGCGCTGAAGATCAATGTGACATTGACTTTTATGTTCTGATCGGAGAGAGATTTGCAGACTGCAAGACCCTCTCGTGTGCAAGGGACTTTAACAGTACATACATGACCAAACTTTTCGTAAAGACGTTTGCCTTCACGATACATTTCACCCTCATCACCAACAACTTCCATACTGATATCACGAACACCAATATCTTTGATTTCTTGATAGACATCCTCAGGATTTCTACCGCTCTTCATAATCAAAGTGGGATTGGTAGTGACACCATCTACCAGTCCAGTTTTAAAATATTCGTTAATAATTTCTGTGTCAGCAGTATCAAGAAAAATTTTCATATAATTGTGTGTATACTTCATTCGACATGCACCGTTCCGATCATACCAGCACCCTTATGTGGAGCACACCAGTAAGTATAGTCACCAGCTTCGGCAAAAGTAACATCAAACTCTTCGCCAGGCATCATTGCTAATGCTTCATGAGAGAGTTCTGGGTGATCTTCAACGATAACATTATGTGGAGGTAACATATTGTTCACGAAGTGAACTGATTCTCCTGCAGATATTGTAACCTCAGATGGATCAAAAATCAAGTTTCCACCTGACCCCATTTGAACATCTACTGCCCAGGCAGGTGCAGCAAAAAATATTGAAGCGAAAAGTGCGAGAAAAAACTTCATTTAAGTTTACGCAACTGCAGTATATATTACCATATTTTGGATATCAATTTGTTATTGTCAGGTATTCCTAATTCAAATTAACTATAATCACTCATCTCAACCTGACATGAACAAACTAAATTTCTATCGCCATAAACATTATCAATTCTCGCAACCGCAGGCCAAAACTTTTCCTCTTGGTTCATAGGATACGCAGCCTGTTGCCTAGTATAATTACGATCCCATTCTTCTGAAGATATGCATCTTGCAGTATGTGGTGCGTTTTTTAAAAGATCTGGATTAGTATCAATCTCTTGACGTATCTGTTTCATAGCATCAACAAATCTTTGAAGTTCTTCAAACGACTCACTCTCAGTAGGTTCAACCATGACAGTCCCAGCGACTGGCCAACTTAAAGTTGGTGCATGAAATCCATAGTCCATTAAACGTTTTGCAACATCCTCAGCAGTCACCTGCTTAAAAGGTCGAATATCTAGAATACATTCGTGAGCAATACGATTATTAGGACCACGATATAGAACTGGGAAGTAATCTTCAAGTTGATCAGCAATCCAATTCGCACTTAAAAGAGCAACTTCAGTGGCATCACGTAGTCCCTTTCCACCCATCATACGGATATACATCCATGGAATAGGAAGAATACTTGCACTTCCATAAGGAGCAGCAGAAATATGTTGAGGGACAAAAGGAATCAGATGATCTTTAATACCAATAGGACCGACACCAGGACCACCTCCACCATGAGGAATACAAAAAGTTTTATGTAAATTGAGGTGACAAACATCAACACCATATTTTCCAGGTTGAGACAAACCAACCTGGGCATTTAAATTTGCACCATCCATATAAACCTGTCCACCAAATTCATGCACAATATCACAAATATCACGAATGCCAGGTTCAAATACACCGTGTGTTGACGGGTATGTGACCATGATACATGCAAGATTTTCTGAATTAAATGATGCTTTTTCTCGCAGATCATCAAGATCAATATCTCCATTATCTTTACACTTAATAGCAACAACTTTCATTCCTGCCATTACCGAACTTGCTGGATTCGTTCCATGAGCACTGCTTGGAATCAGACATATATCACGATGACTATCACCACGACTTTCATGATATGCACGAATAGTCAAAAGACCTGCATACTCACCTTGCGATCCAGCATTTGGTTGAAGGAACATACCCTCAAATCCAGTGATTGTACATAACCATTCTTCAAGTTTATGAATCAATTCATAATATCCTTCAAGGTAATGATCAGAAGAGAATGGATGAATATTACCAAACTCAGGCCAACTAACCGGCATGAGTTCCGCAGCAGCATTAAGTTTCATCGTGCAACTACCAAGAGGAATCATTCCATCAATAAGAGAAAAATCCTTCTTGGCAAGACGATAGATATATCGCATTAATTCAGTTTCACTGTGATATCGATTGAATACTTCTTGTTGTAACCAGGGTTTTTCCCTGAGGGGAATATCCTCAAGATCAAACAAGTTATTTGCAATCTTTGTCAATCCGTCAGGACCATAATAAACTGCATAGAATCCTGCCATAACAGCAAGAAGTGCCTGTGCAGTACATATATTACTAGTTGCCTTATCACGACGAATATGTTGTTCACGAGTCTGTAAAGCAAGTCGCAGTGCTTTATTACCTTCTTTATCTACAGACTGACCAACAATTCTTCCAGGTATCTTACGTTGAAACTTTTCAATTGTTGCAAAATATGCAGCATGGGGACCACCATTACCCATCGGAATACCAAATCTTTGGCAACTACCAACGGCAATGTCTGCACCAAATTCG